CGAGAAACAACAAGCATTCTTAAATAATCTTGTTGAAACAGGTGGGGATTTCAAAAAGTCAGCCGAACTTGCAGGGTATTCAGGCAATCACTATCAAATATTAAAATCACTTAAAAGCGAAGTAGTAGATATTGCCAGTGACGTACTTGCAAGGGAAGCCCCTACAGCAGCATTCAAGCTTATAGAGATTATGAATTCTAATAAGCCTGTACCTCAAGCTAACAATAAATTAGCTGCTGCACAAACAATACTAGATAGAGCTGGTGTTGTTAAAACAGATAAGCTTGATGTCAATCATAACGTTAGCGGTGGTATCTTTATATTACCAGAAAAACAAACCATAGACATCACAGCAGAGGATGGCGAATATGAGGTAGTCAGTAATGACTAAACTTTGGATAACTGAACACGTTAATGAAGATGGAGCAGCTCTTGGTCCATACATCAAAGCTGAGACAGTAGCTGAAGCAAATAGAATAGCAATACAGTACGGGTTGTTAGTACTGGGTGAAATCCAAGAACTACAACACGATACTACAGTAAAGAAAAGGACGGTACATTAATGTCAAATGCTACAAGAATAAAAAATATGCTTAAGAAATATGGATTACAAGGGGTAAATAAACCTAAACGAACTCCTAATCATCCAACTAAATCTCATATAGTTTTAGCTAAAGTAGGCGAAATTGTTAAACTAATTAGGTTTGGTCAACAAGGAGCTAAGACTGCTGGTAAACCTAAAGCAGGTGAATCAGAAGCAATGAAAAAGAAAAGAGACTCTTTTAAAGCTAGACACAGAGAAAATATTAAAAAAGGAAAATTGTCAGCAGCTTATTGGGCTGACAAGGTTAAATGGTAAAATGGTAGTCAAATACTTTAAAAAGTTTCATAAGTTTATGAAATGTTCTAGACTTCAGAAAGTTGTAAAGACATTCATAGGAAAATAATATGCCACACGCAGGACACTTTAAATTCAAAGCCTTACACAAACAAAACAGTAGACTCTCTATGAGACGTAATCAAGGCAAACCCGGTAACATTACTCGTGATGAGTTTAGTGAAAACTGGGATAAAATCTTCAATAAGAAGAAAGGAGACGATAATGCCAAGAAAGAAAACGACAACGACTAAAAAAAAGTCAACTGTTAATAAAGCCGGTAACTATACGAAACCGACTATGCGTAAGAGGCTTTTTGAGAAGATTAAAGCTGGTACCAAGGGTGGTAAAGCCGGGCAATGGTCTGCTCGAAAAGCCCAGCTTCTTGCTAAACTTTATAAAGCTGCAGGTGGGGGCTATAAAAAATAATGGGATTGAAAAAAAGTCAAAGAAGTCTTAGAGAATGGGAAGAACAAGATTGGGGTACAAAAAGTGGTAAACCGTCTGCGGAAACGGGGGAAAGATATCTCCCGAAGAAAGCGAGAGAGGCATTATCATCTCAAGAATATGCAGCAACAACAAAAGCAAAACAAGAAGGAACTAGACGTGGAAGACAGTTCGTTAAACAACCAAAGAAAATAGCAGAAAAAACAGCTAAATATAGATGAAAGAAGGATACATAAAAAGAGCTACATCTACTATACCTTTTGGATATGAGTTAGTTGATGAATCAAGTTCTTTTTTAAAACCTATTGATGAAGAGTTAGAAGCATTACAAATAGCTGAGAACATGGTAGTAAACGAAGAAGTATCTCTTCAGGCTGCATGTGATTGGTTAGAATATAAGACGGACAGACGAATGTCTGCTCCGGGCTTAAAAAAACACATAGATAAAAAATATGGATTACGAAGCGAAAGATTGGGAACTGAACCCACATCTTTACTTGCAAGATAAAGACGGTAATTTTGTAAGAAAGAAAGATGGTACGCCTCGTAAAAAAGGTGGTAGACCTCCTAAAGATGCAGAAGATGCAGCACGTAGAACTATTACTCGTAAACAAAAGAATATTCAAAAGCTTGAACAAAAATTAAACAACGCTAGAAAATCTTTTAAAAAACAAAAAGACACACTTCAAAAACTTGACAATACTAAAGAAGGTGTTGTCACGCCTGATGAGTTAGACAACTTACCAAAAGCTGTAAAAGAACAACTAGACAATCATCAAGTATTATTCCATCCTAACGAAGGTCCACAAACAGACTTCCTTGCTGCTGGTGAGAAAGATGTGTTATACGGTGGAGCTGCTGGTGGTGGTAAGTCTTATGCTATGTTAGTTGACCCACTAAGATACGCACATAGAAAAGCCCATAGAGCTTTGATACTTAGAAGGTCTATGCCAGAGCTTAGAGAGATGATTGATAAGTCTCGTGAACTTTACCCTCAAGCATTTCCCGGTGCTAAGTTCAGAGAAGTAGAAAAACTTTGGAACTTTCCAAGCGGTGCAAAGGTTGAGTTTGGTTTCCTTGAGAGAGATGCAGACGTATACAGATATCAAGGACAAGCATATAGTTGGATAGGGTTTGATGAGATAACTCACTTACCAACAGAGTTTAGTTGGAACTATCTTGCTTCACGTCTTAGAACAACTGACCCAGAGATAGAAACATACCTACGTTGTACTGCTAACCCCGGTGGTGTTGGTTCTCAATGGGTAAAGAAAAGATATATTGAACCTAACGAATCAAACAAATCCTTTATGGGTGGCGATGGACTTACCCGTAAATTTATACCTGCCAAACTTGCTGATAACCCATACCTTGCGGATGATGGTGTCTATGAGCAAATGCTTAAGTCTTTACCACCCATTCAAAGAAGACAGCTATTAGAAGGTAACTGGGACGTAGCTGAAGGAGCAGCTTTTGTAGAATTTGACCCAACAGTTCATGTTATTGCTCCTTTTGCACTACCTTTACACTGGGAAAGAGTTAAAGCAGTTGACTACGGATATGCTGCAGAAAGCTGTTGTTTATGGGGAATAATGGACATAAATGACAATACTTTGATAATTTATCGAGAATTATACAAAAAAGGCTTGACAGGAGAAGAATTAGGTGCTATAATAACAGATATGGAGACAGAAGACCCTTTCTCAGTGAATGGGGTTTTAGATACTGCAGCTTGGGCAAGAACAGGAACAACTGGTCCAACTGTAGGAGAAAGTTTAGTTAAGGCTGGTCATAAGTTAAGACGAGCTGATAAAAATAGAATACAAGGTAAAATACAAATACACGAGTATTTAAAGATTAGAGATAACGGTAGACCTAAGTTACAGATATTTAATACATGTCCGAACTTAATAAGAGAACTACAGTCTATACCATTATCTAAAACTAATCCTGAAGACGTGGATACGAAAGCTTCAGACCACGCATATGATGCTTTACGTTATATGATAATGAGCAGACCAAGAATGGAAAGCCCATTAGAAAGGATTAGAGGTTTAAAACGTGAGATGTATAGACCGGTAGATTCTACATTTGGTTATTAATATGGCAGAAGATAATACATTTTTAAATGCTGATAACATCTACGAAGAAGTAGAAGGTGAGTCTGGTAAAAATTTAACATTACCTGATGACCAACGTAGAAATCTTATTGGTATTATCAAAGGTCGTTATGCTCAAGCAGAAGATGCTAGAGAGACAGATGAAAGAAGATGGTTACAAGCTTACGAAAACTACAGAGGTCTTTATAACAAATCAATAAAGTTTAGAGACTCTGAAAAATCTAGAATCTTTGTAAAGATAACTAAAACAAAAGTACTCGCTGCTTTTGGTCAACTTGTTGATGTTATCTTTGGTACAGGTAAGTTTCCTATTGGTATAGCAGAAACTAAAATACCTGAAGGCGAAACAGATTATGCACACCTTGATACTTCTAATCCTGTACCGGGAATAGAAACGACAGAAGGTGAGATACCAGATGATATTGGTAATAGAATAGATAGCCCTTATGATGTTGGTTACGAAGGAGACGGTAGAACTTTAAAACCCGGTGCTACTTTTTACAACGGTATATTTGAAGATTCTATTGAAGACCAAGCAGAAAATGCTGGTATTTTAAAAGACGGTACAAGTGCTGACCCACAAGCAATAGAATTAAAACCTGCTGAAAGAGCTGCACGAAGAATGGAGAAACTAATCCATGACCAAATAGATGAGTCTAATGGTTCTTCAGAAATACGTAATGCTTTACTTGAATCAGCTTTATTAGGTACTGGTATTGTTAAAGGACCTTTTAATTTTAATAAGAAACTTCACAAGTGGGATACAGATGAAGAAGGCAATAGAGCTTATAATCCTTTAGAAGTTAGAGTACCTAGAATAGAGTTTGTAAGTTGCTGGGATTTTTATCCTGACCCATCAGCAACTAATATGGATGAATGTGAATATGTAATCCATAGACACAAAATGAACAGAAGTCAATTAAGGCAACTACGTAACATGCCTTACTTTGATGAGGATGCAATTAGAACTTGTATTCAATTAGGTCCGAACTATGTAGAAAAAGATTTTGAATCTTCTCTAAAAGATGATGCTAGAATGGATGAAGCATATCATAATAACTTTGAAGTTATTGAGTACTGGGGTATCATGGATGCAGAGTACGCTAGAGAAGTAGGTGTTGAACTTGATGAAGATATAGATGATTTAGATGAAGTTCAAGTAAACGTATGGATATGTGGAGACCAACTTTTAAGAGCTGTAATAAATCCATTTACTCCATACAGAATACCATACCACGCTTTCCCATACGAAAGAAACCCATATAACTTCTTTGGTATTGGTGTAGCAGAAAATATGGATGACAGTCAACAGATTATGAACGGTCATGCAAGAATGGCTGTAGATAATTTAGCAATGGCTGGTTCTTTAGTGTTTGATGTAGATGAGTCTGCTTTAGTTGGTGGACAATCAATGGAAATATATCCGGGTAAAATCTTTAGAAGACAAGCTGGAATGCCGGGACAAGCTATACACGGTTTGAAGTTTCCTAATACAGCACCAGAGAACATGATGATGTTTGATAAGTTTAGACAACTTGCAGACGAGCAAACAGGTATACCTAGTTATTCACACGGACAAACAGGTGTTCAAAGTATGACAAGGACTGCTTCTGGTATGTCTATGTTATTAGGAGCATCAAGTTTAAATATTAAAACAGTTATCAAAAACCTTGATGACTTTTTATTGAAGCCACTTGGAGAATCTTATTTCCAGTGGAACATGCAATTCCTAGAAGATGAGTTGGATGTTAAAGGTGATTTAGAAGTTAAAGCTACTGGTACAAATAGCTTGATGCAAAAAGAAGTACGTTCTCAAAGATTGACAATGTTCTTACAAACTGCACAAAGTCCTGCTATTGCACCGTTTGTTAAGATTTCTAAACTCGTAAGTGAACTTGCCTACAGCTTAGATTTAGACCCTGATGAAATACTCAATGACCCTGAAGAAGCTGCAATCATGGCACAAATAATAGGAATGCAAAATGCTGGACAAACAATTGGCGAAGAGGCTCAACCTACTGACGGGCAACAAGGAGCTATGGGAGGCATTCAAGGAACACCTCAACAACCTCAAGAACTTGGCGTTACAGGAACTGGCGGTGGCAACATCGGAATCGGAAATGTTCCGGCTGCAGGGGAAAGTGAATTCTCTGGTACGCCTAGAGCAGTTGGACCTACAGGTTAAAGAGGCAATTAATAGGAAGGAAGAAATATGATGTTACAAGACGATAGAATAAAATATGAAATGGGTAAAGAAGTAAAAGACCCAATGCAAGAAGCTATTAATAATTTAATGGGTTTAGGAGTATCAAAAGAAGAAGTAAATATCATACAAAACAACACCATGTCTTCTCCTGAAGTAAGAAAAATTATTAACAGAGTAGAAAAAGAAACTGGTGCAGAACCCGGAAATGTATTTAGTGTTTTCAATATGATTGCTAAAAAAGAAGAAGAAAGAGCAGAAATGAAAGATGGTGGTAAAGGTATAGAAGCTCTTAGACAAGTTGCACCTGAAGTTGTTGAAAGAATGGGTTATGAAGAAGGTGGCTCAATAGATGACCAAATGATGATGGCTATGACACCGCCAATGGAATCTGAAATGGAACCTGATGGAGAAATGGAAGATAACTATACAAGATTTATAATGGAAGAAGCATTGACAGAAGAAGAAGAAGATATGCTCATGTCCAAACTAGAACAAGATGAGGAACTAGCTATGATATTTGATAAAGTCATAGACGTTGCTCAAGAATTTGCTGGAGCTGGTCCTGTTGAAGGTCCGGGTTCAGGAGTCTCTGACAGTATACCTGCTAGGTTATCTGATGGAGAATTTGTCTTTACTGCAAAAGCTGTAGAAGAAATCGGAGCTGACAATTTAATGGCTATGATGAAAGACGCTGAAGCTAAAGCAGACGAAAGACAACCGCTTCAAGAAGGTGGTGAATTAAAAGAAGAAACTATGCCTATGCAAAACCCTATGACTGAACAAGTTATTAGAGTTGAGAAAGGTCCACAAACTGAACAAGTTGGTGTAAGTGGTTCTCTTCTTGATTCACGTGAAGAAGAAAATCCTCTTTATGAGGAAATGGCTTTTAAACGTCCACCGGTACATGGAGCAGGATATGGAAGATAAAGCTACCTGAATTAATTACTCAGCCCTTTATCATAATAATAACCGAAAGGCTACCTTTACAAGAACAAGCCCTGCATAGTCGACAATAGCAGCTACCTTGTTAAACGAAGCCCTGAGTAGGAGAAAGAAAATGACTAATACAGTCCAAAAAGAGGAAACGCCAAATCCTTATAATGCAAAAAAAACTTGGCACCAAGGTGAAGATAAACCTTTTAAATCTGCAGATGATGGTCTCTTCTTTGAAGAACCAACTGACAGAAATAAATTGTTTGATACCGATGATATAACTGAAGTGAATGCTGAAGGAAGTGTCAATAAACAAAATTTGGAAACTGAAAAGGATACTCCTTATAAGAAACCAGATTACAAGAAAAGGTATGACGATTTAAAAAAGCATTACGATAGTAAACTTAATGAGTTTAAAAGCAGAGAACAGGAACTTTTAGAAGAAGCTACTAAAAATAGAACTGAATATAAAGCTCCAAAAACTGAAGAAGAACTCGAACAATTTAAGAATCAATATCCTGATGTTTATGAAGTTGTAGAAACAGTTGCACATCTACAATCGGAGACTAAAGCAAAAGTTCTAGAAGAACGCCTTAGTAAACTCCAAGAAAGAGAGAATCAACTAGTACGACAAGATGCAGAAAAAAGGTTAATGGAAAGACATCCTGATTTTGAAGATATCAGAAACAGTGACGACTTTCATGGTTGGGCAAAAGAACAGCCTAAGTCTATCCAAGATTGGATATACGCAAATGCTGACGATGCTGACCTAGCCTCACGTGCTTTAGATTTATTTAAAAAAGATTTTGGCATTGAACCTACGAAGACTAAGTCATCTTCTAAACAGCCCAGACAATCTGCTGCTGATATGGTTTCTACAAAAACTACAAGTGTAGAACCAAAGCAAAAGAAAGTATGGTCTGAAAAGGAGATTGCTGCCATGAGTATAGACGAATTTGATAGATACGAAAGTGAAATCAGTGATGCTATGCAAGAAGGCAGAATCGTAAAGTAAACTATATTAACTTAAAGGAGAATGTATCATGGCTCAATATTTTGAACCCGCAACTGATACCGATGCTAACTTTGCTAACTCCGTAAGTGGACAAACTAATAGTTTCTTCCTACCTTCGATATACTCTAAAAAGGTTTTAAACTTCTTTAGAAAGTCATCGGTAGTTGAAGCTATTACTAACACCGACTATGCTGGTGAGATATCTGCTTATGGAGACTCAGTAAAGATTATCAAGGAACCTACCATTACTGTGTATGACTACACAAGAGGTAGTGACACAACATCAACTAAACTAACAGACCAAGAGATTACATTGGTTGTTGATAGTGCTAAAGCTTTCAAATTCATCGTAGATGATATTGAAACAAATATGTCACATGTAAACTTTAAAGAAGTAGCTTCAAGTTCTGCAGCTTACTCTTTAAAAGATTCATATGACGCTGCTGTACTTTCTACAATGTTCTCAGGCGTATCTGCTTCAGGACCTGACCATGTCATAGGTGCTGATGCTGCTGCTGGTACTGGCGGTGTAAACGAAACAACTGCTTCTGTAGACTTAGGTGCTGCTTCTGAAGTTGACCCTCTAGACTTAATGGCTAGAATGGCTAGACTTCTTGACGACCAATCAGTCCCAGAAGAAAACAGATGGTTCGTTGCATCTCCTGATTTCTATGAAGAACTATCTCAAAGTGCTTCTAAATTGTTATCAGTAGATTACAACGCTGGTCAAGGCTCAATCAGAAATGGTTTAGTTTCAAGTGGAAAATTAAGAGGCTTTGATATGTAT